TTTTGATTTCGTAAGGATAATCCTTTGAATTGTCTTGAAGAGTTATAGTATAACGATTTCCGTCAGTATAAGCAGTTCCTGATTCAGCACCGCCAGCACTTGCCATAACAGGCATATCTTTTCCAAGGAACCAATATCTGCCATTAGCATCTTGAACCATCATAACCAATTCTCCAATTGACAAAGCAGAAATTTCAAGTCTCTTTTGAGTGTCTTGTTTCAAGAATGAAAGTGCCACATCTGTTGCTACTGAAGTACCATTTGCAGGGTCAACAGAAAGTGTAGATGTCATACTTGCTGTATTTCTACGGAAAGAATAAGTTTTGAAAGTTTTACCTGAAGCCATTGTTATTGATGTAATTTGACCTTCAGTAACTTCAAAATCAACAACATCACTACTATTGGCAATATAAACAACTTTCAAGCCCCCCATTGAAGGTTCACAATCTACTTGTATTCCACTTAATATTTGTGTGCAACTCATAATTTTAATTTATTTTTAATTTTATTATTAGGGAGGTTAAGAGAGAGGATTTTTAGGTCCTCTCTCAGTATTTATTTATTTTGCTCTCTTTCCAAGAACAATTTCGTTTTGGTAAGCAACTTGTACACCAGCAACAAATTCAATAGCAAGTCTGAACTCTCTATTATCCTTTGAATACCATAAGTCAAAGATTTCTTCACCATCTTCAAGGTTAGTTCCGTAGAACATATTGCTCAAAGAACCACCAATTGCATAGTCAAATGAAGCAGTGTTGTTCAAACCATTAACACCGATAACCCTGATGTTAGTTCCTGGGAGTTTGTATTCATTTTCACCGTTTTCAGGATTGTAGTGGTACAAATTAGCAGAAACCAAATCTTGGATATATGACATATACATTGGCATAGAAACCAAAATTACAAGGTCTTCTTTGTCAAGGATTGAAGCAGGCATTTGTGAAGCAACTTGCTTAATGAAATTATAAGAAGTTACGCTTGAAGCACCTGTAGTAACAATTGTAGTATTACCACTTGCTTGTAAAGTCTTCAAAAGACCATCAAATTCAACAGCGTTAGCATTTGAACTATCACCTTGATAAATCATTGTTTCGATACCAGCTTTAACATTCTTGATAACATCGTCAATGAAATATTCCTCAAATGGAAGGTCACTGTCAAGTTTATTTGCTTGAACTTTAACCAAATAGTTAGCCCATTTGCTTAACAAGGTCTTGTCACAAATTGACATATTAATTTTAAGAGCTCTTGGAGTAAGAACTGCTTGAGACAATGATGTTGCACCGCTTTCAGTCCAACCGCAAGCAGAACCGTCACCAAAAACAACATTACTTGAAATAAGGTTTAAAGCAGTAGGGCCTTTAATGCCTGTTTGAAGATTAAACAAACCAGCTGATTTAGCACCAATAACTGACTTAGCAATTAATTCAGGACGCATTTGGTCTACATAATTAGGTAATGCGCTTACATTATATGAATTAGCCATTTTAATTTTAATTTATTTTGAATTTATTATTATCTTTTAAGTTGAAATATAAAAACTTATAATTTTGTTTAATTTTAATTAAATCTTTTAGCCCTTGAGCCAAATACTGGAATACCATTTTCCACCTTTGAGCCAACAACTTTGTTAAATTCCTCAACTATTGGTTCGGCAGCAGGTTTTTCAAGAATAGCATTGAGAGTATCTTTAAGTGATTCAACGATGCCTTTAAGTTCATCGTGTTCTTTTCTTAAATCATCAATGTCTCTTTTAAGTTCATCATATTTGTCATCTTTAGGTTCGTCTTCAACAACTTCCTCAACAGGGTCTTCAACAATTATTTCTTCTTCCATACATTGTTTCTTTTCCATATCAAGTTCGCCTTCTTGTTCTCCGTCTTTTTCACGGATTTCTGAAACTAAACCTTCTTTGACAACAATTACAGTTCCGTCTTCAAGTGTATATTCTCCATCTTCAACCTTAACTGCTTCCTCATTTTCAGTATTGTAGAAAAGTTCATCACCAATTTGTAAATCGGCTTCACCTACCCAATAAAGAGTGCCTTTGTCGGTTTCAACAGAACCACACTTTACAAATGATTTTAAAAATCTATTAAATAATCTTGTCATAGTATTTAAAAATGAATTATAATTATTATTTTGTTTTCTTAATTCTACCTTATCAATATCAAAAATTCCTTCCAATGAAAATCCTCTGAATGTACCATTTTTAATTTCATTCCAGATTAAATCATTATTTATCTTGTATGTTGCAAATAACGACCCGTTTTCAATATCATCAAAATTTGAAGGATTAATTCCTTTTTCGGTGTCTTTAATAAAAAGTTCAACCAAATTAACACCTTCTACATCAGTGCCATCCATATGCATTATATTGATATTATTGAAAGTACCATCTGACATCATTTTTTCAGCCATAATTTTAATTGTTTCAGGAGAATACTTTATATAATATTCACCAAATTCTTCATCATAGCGATAAATATTAAAATTGGCCCTCATAATAACGCCAGTGACCATTCTTTGCTCTTCATTTTCAATATTGAATTTCATAACCTTATCTTGCTTGTTGAAATAAACAAAGTCCGATTCAACAGCAGGCATATCAACTAATGATATTTTATAAATACCACAGTCATAATTGTCTATATATGCTTCAAAAACAGGTATGCTATTCATAATTTTAAATTTAATTTAGATTTTAATTATTAATATAAAAACAATCAAAATTGTTTAATTTTTAGAATGTTGCATTATCTTCTACAACATTAACTTTATTTTGCAAATCTGTAATATCACTTTCAACAACATAACATTTTATTGTTTGTTCATTTGTAGAATTTGATTGTATTCCTGATGTTTCAAGTCTATTTAAATCAGATTGTTCATCCAATAACGGGTTGACATTTGTCATTGATGGTGTTGATATTTGTGGAGCGGCTACAGATGCTGATGATGCTGAATCTTTAGTTGTTGATTTCATTTTTGCTATTGTTGCTGCACCAGTAGCAGTAACAGCGGCTGTTTGTACAGCAGCGGCTGCAACACCAAATGGACCCATTTCAGAATAACCTGCCCAAATACCCATAATAGATTGAAGAGTATTTAAAACAGTTTGCATAATACTTAATGCTTTTTGTTCTTCACTACCTTCTTCAGCCAAATCAGACAATGCACCAAATAATTCAACACTTGATGACAACAATGCTTCTTGCTCTTGCCTCTTAATATTTGCTTTTCTTTTTTCAGTGTCTTTAGTATGTTTTAAATCTGCATTGTCAAGTTCTTGTTGTAGGGCAGATAACTTCTTTAATTCTACTTCTTTTTCCTCTTGTGTTCCAATAAAATTGTCTAAATATGTTTGCTGCAAAGCAATCTTATCCTCAATAAGTTTACGCTCTATCTCATATTCAGCATCGGCTCTTTCTTGAATTGTCATAGTGTCATAATCAGCACTATATTTTAATTCAAATTTTTCTTGGTTTGCCTCATCTACTGCATCTTGTATTGCGTTTTTTAGCCAATCACTTCTACGGCTTGCTTCATCTTTTAATTCCTCTATACTATAATTAAGCATAGTTTTGAAGGCATTGGCCATAAAATCATTTATGCTTTTTTGAACATTTGTAATTTCATTTTTAACTCCCTTTTCAATACCTTTTGCATAAGTTTTACCTATATTTGTACCAGCCTCTTCTATTGTTTCTTCAGTTTCAGGTGAAGACATCACTTGTCTAATTCTTTCAGTAAATTGATAACCAATTTCTTTTCCTATCCCCATATTTACAGAAAAATCAAATGCTTTATTCCATACATTTCCTATATTTGATAAAGCGGTTTTTGCGTCTTCAACAGCTTTAGAAAAATCTCCGCTAAATACAGATTTTATTGCAGTACCAAGACCTTTAACGGCTTCAATTATGGTCCTTATTGGTGCTAACAAAAAATTGCCCAATGCGTTTCCAACTCCAAATGCACCAATTACAATAGATTGTAATGTATCTAATGATTTTTCTTTAAATTCTGTTATAGAAGTCTGTGATACACCTATTATTTTAGTTAAGTCTTCCCAATGCTGTATTAAAGTAGCAACGGCAATAACCAAAACACCTATTCCTGTTGCAGCAATTCCTTTTTTAATTCCATCAAGGCCGCTTATAGCCGTTTTGTTAATTGACTTTATTACAGGAAGCATATTTTTAACAGTTCCACCAAGTTCACCTAATGGACCATCTATATTCTTAACTCCATCAAGACATTTGTCAAATGCCTGTTCAAATGCATTTGCATAATCACCTACATTTCTTTGGAAATTTCCAGTTGATGCATCAAGTTCTTTTAATTGATTGTTTATGTCAAGAATTTGTTTACCAAGGTCGGCCCTTTCAGCTTCATCGGCTGTTGCTTTCCATTGTTTCTTTAATTCAGACATTGTTTGTGATAACTGATTATAAGAACCTTCAGCAGCATCTGTAGTTGTTTTACCAACTTTCATTACCTCATTTAATTTGTCTTGTTCGGCCTTGATTTCCTTTGAAATCTTTTCATATTCCTCTGAAGCAGAATCCAATTGAAGTAACGAGCCTTTAAGGTCATCAATATGCTTTTTATAGTCTTTAAGTGATGTGGCTGTATTTCCTAAATCAACAGTTATAACTTTTTTTATTTCGTTTTGTTCAATAGCCATAATTATAATTTTAATTAAAAATATAAATTATTACATAAAGGTTTTTAGTTTGTCCAAGTATCTATATTTCTGATTTTATGTAGTCTTACTTTAGTGAACTTATCGTGAACTGTTTCGGCAATCTTGAAGTTTTCCAATTTTGTTATAATCCAAAGATGAGACTTGTATGAATAAAAATATCTCATAATTGAATTTGCATCACCAAAACCAGACAAATCAACATAAGCCGTTATATCCCTTGTGTTTCTGTCATACAAATCATTCAAATAATCTTTCCAGTTTTTATCATAAATTCTTTCAGTGTATTCTTCATCATCTTGCGGAACTTCTGCTATTTTATATTCATTTGAAGTGTAAGAAGTAGAAGTAACTGTTTTAGTATAATTATAATTAGGATTATAAATGAAATCTGTATTTGTTAAACTATATTGATTGTCAAGTCCATCTTGATTTACTAAATTCCAAGAAGCAAATTTATATGTTGTTCCATTCCAAGATTGAATATCAGAAACATAAATATTATATAAGTCCCTACTGAACATTGGCAAAATCCAAGATGAAGCAGTTCCTTTTTGGTCACTTGAATAACATCCCCAAGATGTAAATACATCACTGTATTTAAAATCATACATATAGCATCTTGATTGATTTAAATAATATTGTTCATACATATCATTACTGAAACTAACCCTTGGTGAAATTACATAGTTTGGAGCAATGACTTTCATTTTGGCATTCGTATCCGATTTTCTAAAGTTACATCTTATTGTAGTTGTTCCATCAGGTAATGTTAATTGTGCATCTACCAAATTTGAATTTGCTTGAGAATATTCCGTACCAATTCTTGTTCCTGAAGCATTATAATAATTAACAATATAAGAACTATAACTTGAATTAAAAGAAGCCGTTACGAAATATTGAGTGTTTGGTTGAACATTGTAGATATAAATGTCTTGATACTGAGAACTTGTTACTGTTCCTGAACTGTTTATATAATGTGAAGAATTTGTTGAATCAGGTTGTATTTCAACTTTATTGCTATTTGGAACATCAACATAATCATAATTTTTAACAAACCCATTCAAAAATATCAATGAAGATTCAAAATCAACTGATTTGTTTTCTTTATTGAAAATTGAAATTTTAGGCAAAAAGTCTTTAGTTGACAATTGTGATGTTGATGTAGATGGAGTTCCTACGGTAAATATTTCCTTTTTCTTTATTTCATCTACATTAGCAACATCTTGATTGAACAATGTCCAACTTATTGATTGTACATCATAAGCCCTTGGAAATTGAGGATTTAAATTATAATAAACTGATGACTGTTGCCAATCTATTAAATTTTTATAAGTCAAATCATTCAATAGGTTTGTTTCTCCAGCATTATATTCTATTCCTGTTTCATATCTTTTAATGTTAAATTTGTCTTTTGAAATTTTATTAAATACATAAGTAGGATATGTTTCAGGCGTGTCAAGACCTACATTTATAGTCTTATATTTTGTGGTTATATTCTTGATGTTTATATCTCTTCCAATATCAACTCTGTCATCAATGTTTATGGTCCTGTCTAAATAATAATTCTTTAAAGTCTTAATATAAATTTTCTTTGATGTTTCATCACATATAAACCTATAGTTCATAAGTTTACAAAATCCTGAAAGATATTTCATAGGAGATTGAGATTGTGCAAATAAAGTTTTCTTATCCAAATTAATAATGTTAAAACCTGAAGTTTTTGCTGATAACAATCCATTTTGTTTGTCTTCATTTAAATTAAAATAGGCCCAAGAATTGTTTTGGCTTGCTTGCAAAGAAAATTCATTATAATGCCATATAGTATATCTTTGTGATGTTATAAAACCATAAGGTGCTTCAACAGATGGCCTATATCCGCCAGGGCTTGAACTTTGTTCTTCAGTTATTATTGCAAATGATATATTGTCAGTACCATAAAGTCCTGAAGTAATTGCGGTTGTATTTGACAAGTTTGTCCACATTATTCCTTGTATTTGTTCAACATTGAAATCAGTAATGTCTGAATTTAAATTTAAATTAGTTACTATTTTTTCATTTGAACAATTAAATGAAACTGTATTAATATATCCGTCACCAGTAACTTCAGGATTTTCAATTTTGCAATTATGATAATTGAATTGGTCTATTTGTATTCCACCATTCATTCTTGCCTGTATTTGGCCGTTTAAAACACTCTTTATTGTATTTAATTGGGCCCTATTGTCGTTATATCCAAATCCATAATTTAAAGGGTCTGTAGAAAAATAAAATATGTCTGCTATAGTTTTAATTAAAGTTGAATCATCATAAATTTTATGTATCAAAACAGGAGTTGTATAAATATATCTGAAGTTTGCTTGGCTTCCTGTTTTTCCATTATCGTGCATACTACCAGACATATAATTTGGGTATCTTGAAGCATAATAATTGAAAGAATTGCATTTAAATGTAAGATTTGGCTTAACATTCAAATTTAAATTATAATTTCCTTTTGATACTGATGTTGTATTTGTTGACAAATAATAAGGTTCAGCATCCATTACAGATGTTCCTTCTCCTGTTTGCCAATCAACATTAATTGTCGTATATTGGCCATCAAAATTTGAATTTGGTGATATTGTTAATAAATTTAGTTCGTCACTGTCTTGTTTCAATTTTCCAAGCATAACCCAACTATATAGCCAATAATTTGAATTTTTAATATCATCATCCCATATTACATCATAACCGCCGTTGTTTTCAGGTTGTGATATAACATTCATTAATTTTGATAGTCTTACTGCTACTGGCAATTCATTAATTCTCAAGTCTCCTGCTTCCCAAGGGTCCAAATCTCTTGAAAAAGTTACAAGTCCATATTTATATGCGTCAGAACTTGAAAATGTTTTACCAATTGTAGTATAAGTCTCATTATCTTCTGTATATGTATCTGGAAATGATTTCTGCAATTTTAATTTTGTATCATTTGTTATATATGGAGTTGCTGAATTATAATTTTGATTAAATGTTGAAACAAGCATATGTTTTGAATCAAAATTTTCGTAGAATCCTGTATAACAAGGTACAAACACAATATCTTTTTCAATTTCAGTTATTCCCTCATAAGTATATAAAGGATTTAAATTATGATAACTTGATGCTACAATATCGGCAGAACATTTGTATAATGTTGTTGAATTTTCATTTGTCGGCGTTGTCTGTGTTCCGTGACCAACTAATCCAACTTTAGTCCACCAATTCCAATACATATCATATAAAGTTTTTGGTGAACCATCTTCATTATAAGACAAAGAATAGAAAAATTCTCCTATTCCGCCATAAAGTGTTAATTGATAGGTTATGTTTCTTTCGCTTTTGACCAATATATTGTCAAGTGTGCAATATCCCCTATTAATCATTGAGCCGTTTTTGTTTATAAACCAATTTACCTTTTTATGTGGGTCATAGAA